CCGGGTACGGCGTTGGCCGTGCAGCCCGGTATGCCAAGAGCATCTTTGGTTGTCCAACACGGAGCGCCGCCAATGATTTGGCGATCCGTGACGTCATCAGACGCTGGATGGAAAAGAATCGCTGGCATGAGGACCAGATCGCAAGGTCCCTGGAGAAAGCTATTGAACTTGTGTACCACAATACCGAGCAGGAATTGGAGGCGTATGCCATTTCAAGGACTGTTACCGCTCGCTCAGCAGTCGCTAAGCAGCGGGACCGGACACCCCTCTAGTCACTCGAGGCTTCTCAACCAGATCTCGTTGCAGGTTGGACCCCAACGATTATGAAGGTTGTAAATTCGAGTGGCAAGAGTTGCGGGGGCGGAGTGTTCAGAGTAGGAGATTATCGTGGTTGACCTCGCTGACAAGCGGGATCGACTACGGTGTGCACAACGCAGATGCTGCCACGCTGGCGCGTGGTGTCTTGGAGAGAGTGTTCTTTCGAAAGGTCGAAGGTGAGTTTTGTCGGGACCCGGGCCCTGTGCCTGGCGTCTTTGACCAACTTGCCTACTTCCGCGAAGCTATTAAGAACGACGTGAAACATATCACCCCAATCCTCAGGGAGAAATTCCCTGAGTTGTATCAGGGCAGGAAACGTACCGTCTATCAAAATGCTGTCGAGTCACTCCGCCTGAGACCGGTTGCAAGGAAGGATTCATATATCCAGGCCTTCGTTAAAGCAGAGAAGTTAAATCTTGATGCTAAGCCGGACCCGGTGCCTCGGGTTATTCAGCCGAGGAATCCAAGATACAACGTTGAGGTGGGACGCTACCTCAAAGTTGCGGAGAAGCGTGTGTACAAAGCGGTGAATAGGTTGTATGGAAGGCAGGTTGTCGCGAAGGGGCTCAATGCGCTCCAACGCGCCAACTTGTTGCGTAGTCAATGGTGTCAGTTTTCTGACCCCGTTGCCGTAGGCCTCGATGCCTCAAGATTTGACCAGTCAGTCAGTCAAGATGCCCTCAAGTGGGAGCACAGCGTTTATAACTCGCTGTTTGCCTCACGAGAGTTAGCAAAGTTACTGCGCTGGCAGTTGGTCAACAGAGGTTTCGGAAGGTGTAAGGATGGTTTCGTCAAGTATACTGTTCCAGGATCACGTATGAGTGGTGATATGAACACAGCACTCGGTAATGTTTTACTGATGTGTGCAATGTTCCACCTCTACTTCAAACAGACCGAACTCAAAGCCGGTTTCGTAAACGATGGCGACGATTGTGTCGTGATTGTTGAGCGGACCGATTTGCCGAAGTTTGAAGGTGTGGTCGCATGGTTCAGAAGGTTTGGCTTCGTGATGAAGCGGGAGCAAGATGTCGATGTGTTTGAGCAAATCGATTTTTGTCAGTCCAGGCCCGTCAATCGCGGAGACAAATGGGTCATGATGCGTCACCCATGGATCACTATGTCCAAGGACGCATTTTGGCTCAGACCTGTCGTCAACAAGAAAACTTGGGAGCGACAATGCCAGGCGATTTCTATCTGCGGACAGAAGCTGACTTCAGGATTACCAGTTAAATATGCTTGGTACTCCAGATTGTCGGCGTCCGTTGCGGTTACCGGTAACATTGACTACTCCGAGAGTGGGATGGAGCGACTAGCGACTGGAATGAATGGAGACTCAAGACCCATTCTTCCAGTGACACGCGCTAGCTTCTTCCGTGCTTTCGGTATTACACCGGATCGGCAGATTGCCATTGAAGACGTCTTAGTTGCTGACGTTCCAATTTGGCAAGAGCCACGGGCAACTCCTGTGCGACCAGGAGCCCCATTCCTACAACCAGGGTGGTGACCTACACCTTGGGGTCGATGGGTTTAAATCAGCCAAAACGGTGGAAATCCTTAATAGTTCCGTGCTAAAGGTTCGTGTCACTAAATGCCAACAGACTGCACGGCTGAAGCGTCGCAGCTACCCAACGATGTACAGTCGCACCTGCTCGGTGGGATCCCATACTAGAGCATGACGAAGAACAACCCTCGTCTTAAGCGCGCTGGCGCTAAATCCAGCAAAACCAATGCTATCGTCTCTGTGGGTACTAGGACCAAGTTCCGTGGTCCTAATTTCCGTATTGATGACAATATGGCGCGTGTGTGTAACACCGCCGCTTACTCGTCCGTCACAGCCTACGCCAACTACACCACTGGTATCCTTCTTGGACAGCCTGTTGGGATGGATTCTTGGCTTGCTGCGCTGGCGGCCCGGTACGAGACGTACGAGGTCGAATCAGTCGAATTTGAGTATATCCCATACTGCCCCACTACCACAGCAGGGCTCATTGGAATGTACTTCGACTATGACCCGAACGACGTCACT